TTGGCCGCTTCGGCCTGAGACGCCGCTTGAATGGTTGGGCCACCATGCTCCGCGAGAGCCTGGTTGCGGCCCTCGTTCAACAACCCCATGACGGCCTTTTGCTCGGTCGCGGCCTGGGCCTCGGCTTTCCGCTTTTCGCCGAATTGCCCCAGCATCTTGCCGATTGCGCCCAAGCCTTGGCCCAATTGAGTGCCCATGTCACGCTGCGGACGCGGGGCCGAAGCGCCGATGGGGCTAGGAGCGCGGCCCATTTGCATCAGGCGCATTTGGTTGGCTCTATGGCCAGCCAAGATGTTGCCGGGGCCAAATCCAAGATTGTTCATAGCGTTTCTCCTAAATCCCAGAAAGGCCGCCGAGGCCGACGGGCAATTGACCGTTCACCGGGTAGCCGCCGCCCGCAACCAATTGCGCCTGACGATTCTTTTCCATAATGCCGGCGATCTTCTTCATGCTATCGCCGAAAGCGCCCATTCCGGCGCCGAAGCCAAGGTTCTGACTCTGTGGGGGTTGTGGGGCGGCGATCGGTTGCGGCTTACGCCCCATCTGCATCAAGCGTAGCCACTCTTGCAAATGCGCTTCCCGAATGGCGGCGGGGCCAAACCCAAGATTGTTCATGGCCGGTCTCCTCTCTAGGCCGCCAGGACCATATCCATGGCCTCGCGAACCTGCGCCTTCATGGCCGGATTATGGCGGATGTGCTCGGCAAAGGCCGGGCCATGCTCGGCATAGGAGCTAACCAATTCGTCAGAGCCATGCGCCAACATCTTGTCACGGTATTCAATCCACCTTGGGTCATCCTCGCCATAGACCTCGCGCGCGACCCAACACAAGGCGGCAATACCCGACGCCACACTTCCGACGCCCGACAACAGCCCCCCGACATCCATGCCCGGCTTAGGGGACCGTTGGATCGACCCCATAGGCGTCTGGCCAAGAGCGGATTGACGCATCGCCAACATCCGCATCGGATGCTCCTGCTCGTCGAGGAAGCGGTTATAGGATTCGTCGAGGTTTGCTTGATCCATGCCACGTTGCATCCCGCCGGCCTGTAGCGCCGCGCCTTGAGCGCCAAGCCCGAGGTTCTGAGCCGCCTGAGCCGCCTGAAACCGCGTGTTGGTGTTGAACCTATCGCCCTCTAGTTGGCGAGAGGCATCAGTCTGCCCGAGCCCCGCCGCCGTGGTAAAGCCTTGGTGGCGCAACTGTCCGGCGGTATTGCCCACCCTATCGAGCAGGTTTCGGTTCATCTCCGCATTGGCGATGCCGTGCCGCGAGCCGCCGAATGCCCCCGCGCCCGCCGCCGTCGCGTTGAGGCCGTTCTGAGCAATGGTGTTCGCTCGCGTCATGTCGTTGATGGTGTTGTCGACGACGGTGTTTTCGTGAGGGTTCTGGTAATTGCTCAGATATTCCGAACCATTCCTGACCGTCACGTCGCCGGAGCCAGTCGCCAGCCCGCCAATCGCCTCGGCGGATTGCCGCATGGCCGGCCCCCAGGCGTTCATGTTGTCCTGCATCGAATTGAACGCGCCGGTCTCCATGCCGCTAAATCCGGCCACAGTCGGGCCTTGATAGCCGACATAGGGAGAGTTCGCCATCGTCCCCGCAATCGAAAGGTTTTGATTGGCAAAATTTTCGTAATTCTTCGGGACTTCCGAACTCGTCGTTTGCGTCCCACCACCACCACCAGGCATCACACTATCTCCTTTGCCAATAAATGGGCCGAGACGGAATAATCCGGCAACGCCCGCACCCAACCTTTTCGGCCACCGGCCAACATGAACGCGCACCCTTCGGACCGCGCCCAATCCTCGATATCCGGCTTCATTTCCTCGACATCGACCATTCGCCCGCCGACAAAAACGACCCGGCACGCTTTCAGTCGAGGGAACTGAACCATCTCGGTAACAATCGCTGTCTCGCCGTGGCACCAAAGCCGCATGGTCTTGGCTTCGATCGCCTCGCGGACATCTTCCGCATTGTGCGTGGGCAAGCCTCGCCGTATCGCCGCCTCGATCAAGGGCTTGGCCTTGGCCCAAGTCTCCGGCGTCACCGCTTCTCACCAGACGGTTGAACATCAAAAGTCATCCGGCCCAGCCGTCCCGACGCGGGAGCAGAAGATCCGGAATATCTGATCTTCACCTGCCGCGCCTTGATCCGCGCCGCGAGGTATTTTGTGGTTGAGCCAAGCGTCCCAAAGGATTTCTCGCTCTCCGTTCCTTGGGGCCACATTTTCCCGGTCATGGTGACGGTTGCCCCGCCGACAAGATCCGCGAAATCAGGCGTGACCCGCCGCACCATCATGAGGTTGTCGCCATCACCGAGATCGATATAACCGCTCTCGACGTGCCAGGTGATCGCGTCGCCGCCGTCGGTATCCCCGCGTTCCTGAAGATAGACCGAGCCGTCGGTGTGGATGCCCATCGGATACTGAAGAACGCCGCGATCAACCCAGGCGGAGATGTCATAGGTGCCGATGGACCAATGGTTTTCCTTGTAGTTGTAAATCAGGTAGGAATCGCACTCGTTCGACGCCCCCGGATAAAACCACCAAATTTCATTCCAGCGTCCGTTGACACCGCCAAAAATCAATTCCTCTTGGACATTCGCGAGCCGGTCAAAGAACCACTCGCGCACAGGACATTGAACCTCTTGCGGCGCGCCGCCCTGCCAGACAAAGAATTTCCGACTGGTGGAGAGCCAATATACCGCGCCGGTATCCCCGACCCTGACCGCCGCGTTAGAGCCAATCAGACCGCATCCGGTGCCCGCGAGGTCGAAGCCAAAAACAAAGGTGGTGTCTTGCAAATACCGCATTTGATACATCGCGGTGTCAGTCCAGATCACGTTCACGAACGGCATCGCCATGCCGCCAACAATGCGCGAGCCCTCGGCAAGCTTAAAATCGCCCGCCGTGTTCGTCGCCGCCGGGGTCCAGTCACCGTTGGTAAATCCGCCCTCTTGCAGCGCCCAGGCGGCGAGCATCGGGTCCCGTGTCGACGTTGCCGCATCCTCTGTCCCCAGGGCCACCAGGAACCGCTCGGGCGTCATGAAGTGGCTTAGGGACTGCGCCGGGGCGTCCGTTGCCGAGAGCGCCGCCGCGTTCTGGCTCAGATTGTTGGCCCAACGATAAAGCGGGGACTCCCGATAGTTGGCCACCATGTTTTGACCATAATTCGAGAGATGCCACACCCGCGCCCGCAGGTCGCTTTCGGTGGATGACCGGGAGTAATAGCCTGACGAATAAGTCCCCGTGCCATACCCCGCCTGAGTAACGCCAAATTCGCGCCCAATGTTCTCTTCATAGAAGTATTTCGACACCCCTCCCGCAGCCGATGCCGTCGCATCCGCCGCCGATCGAGCGGTGAAAGCATAGGTGTCCGCGTCCGTGACAGATTCAACCGGGTGCTCGTGATAGTAGGTGTACGTTGGTGTCCCGCCGCCCGTGGCGGAACTCGTGGCCACGGTGTCGACGTGGATCAGATACGAGTCATCGTTAAGAACATAGACCCGGTGGGTTTTATCAATATCCCCCGTTCCAACGCCGCCAACCGCCGCCGAACTTCCGAGGGTCGCGTATTCCCCTCGGATCAGACCGTGCGCCGTGTGATTGATAATCATAAATTTGGAATTCTGGATGGTTTCGAGAAGCCCCGAACCAAGCGTTCCAGAAGCGCCGATCGACAACCCGCCAACCGTCGCCGCGCACTGCAAATACGCCGCGTCGCCAACCGTCACCCCATGCGCCGTGTGCGTGACCGTGACAGTGGTTGACCCGCCGACGGTCGCCATGCCGCTGGTAAACTCTCCGCTCGCCCGAGATGGGGTGACATCCCATATCCTGGCGTCATGGTAGACATAGAGCTTTTTATGCGTGCCAATGCCGACAAGTTTCTGCCCGGCGTTGTCTTCCCATGCATGGGTCGCGCGCGCTTTCCCGGCAACCGTGTCGAGCGTCGCCTTTTCCTGCCCGCCGATGATTTGTGGCAGGCCCTCCCCGTTCACGACGCGGAATCGAACCTTGTCCGCATCGGTATAGGCCCCCTCGGATGACAATTCCGAGTTGTCCTTAACGACACCAGGACGGAGGCGGGGGGCGAAGTTCGCCATGTTACGACGGCCATCCGGTGGTGATGTCCCGATCGGCTATTTCTTGAGCCGTTCGGGCGGGGTCGTTGATATATTCGGCGTGCGCGCTTTCAGCCGCCTGATGTGCCGCCTTATGCGCGACCGCCTGTTGGTATAGAGCGGTCGCCAGCGCTGATGTCATGGAAATCACTTTGCCGGAGCGCGTGGTCACCTTGTTCGTGCCGGTCAAACTCCCATCCGCGTAAGCGTCTTTCAGTTCTTTGATCTCTGCGACGGCGTCCGGCGTTGTGGCAATGGGAATACTGTTGAAGGTTATGCCCGCTTGAGATCGGCGGCGATACTCGGCGCGGAGGGCGTCTAGTTTTTTGACGCGGACGCTCGCCACCCGCGCCGCCGTCTCTTCCGTCGTCAAGGTTGCCGTTGCCCATGCCGCCCCGTCCCAAGACTGCTTGTGCGTGTTCGGATTGAATGCCGGCGCGCCTGTGGCCGCGACATAGCCCAGCGTGGCCAGTTTGGCATCGGACAACTCATTGAGGGCCGTGTAGTTGGTGCCATCCGCCGCAAGGTGCGATTTGGGGAGTGGGGCCGGAACCGCGCCATTAAAGGAATATAAAGTCATCTCAGACCCCGTATTTGGATTCAAGGACGCCGCTCGCGGTCGTCAAGCCGGACGACCCGATTGCCGTGTTCCACATGATGATGTCACCAACGCGCGTTCCGCTGTTGAGCGGTAACGTTGCCGCCGACCCATCCACGCCACCGATTGATATCATGGCCGGGTCCGACGTTGTCGGCGTCGAGTACGTTGACGTGAAACTATCAACCGTTCCGTCAACGATGAAATGCCCCGTCGTCGCCGCCTCATCGACGGAAACTCCGATAATATGCCATCCTGCGGCAAGGGCACCGCCGCTATGGGTAGCAGAGACGGCGATGCCGGAATTATTCCAAGAGAAGAACTCCGGGGTGTTCCAACCGGTATCGTTGATACGAATTTGAATCCCTTGTCGTGCACTGGAGTTCTGCGTGCCAAACAGGTGTTGAGATGCACTGCCACCGGTCGCATGATAGTAGGCAATCATAAGTGAGAAGTTGGCGCTGTCCTTGGCTAAACTTTTGATGAATGTCGAGGGCGCGGCGACGCTTCGGATAATCGAGCTGCCGTCAAAGCTGATATATTCCGATGACGAAGCGCCACCTGGCGTGCCATTAAATGCCGCCGGATTCGTATCCCCGAGCACATCCGCCAAAATCATGTCGTAATAGTTTGCGCGCACGCCGGACGCGGGCGCAACGACGGCATTCCCGTATAAGCGCCCACTTGCCGTTTGATACGAAAGCTCATACCCCGGCAACCAAGCGGCTTCGAGATTGGCGGTATCACCAAGGGTCGCCAGGAACGTCGTGGCAGCATCGGTAGCCGCCGCTACCCCATCCGCGACATGCTGGATCGGGCAGTCGGGAAGCGCTCCGCCAATGAGGGGATTACGCATTAGCCGATCACCTGATAGATGCCGTTAAGCGTCAAATCGTCCGCCGCCGACGCCTGACCAATCAAAGATTGGTCCTCCATCACGTCGATCGGCGAGTTGCGGTCCACAAGCACAACCGCCTTGCCGGCAGCGATGGAGACGTTGAGGGGGATAACGTCACCTAGCGATGATCCAGCAACGGTGTCCGAGCCGTAAGCCACTTGGCTGTCTCCGACATCGGAGTTAATGCCCGCGCCGTCTTGGTTGTACCGCTTGCACTGCGCCGTAACCGCCGCCGCGCTTGCGTCGTTATTCACGGCCACCAGGGAAACGAGCCGGACAAGTTTGCCGCTGCTCGCCGTGTTGGAAAGAAAGTTGCGGTTCGTGGTCGCGGACGAAAAGGCAACGGAAAACCCGTATTCCTTGACCGTCGTTGAGCCGGAAATCGTTGGTGCGGCCATTACATCACTCCCATCGCCATCGCGTGGTTAAGATTGAGATTCGAGACAGGGGATACCACGGCGGTATCCGCCGCCACGGTCAGCGTTTCGTCCGCGCCGTCATTGTTTTCGGTCAACGTGACGCCAGAACCAGCCACTAGAGCGCCGTTCAGATACCGAGCTGTCGTATCGTTCGCGCTCACCAGAACCGCGCCGGACGCCGCTGGAATCGCGGACGATGCGATGGCCGTGTTCATCTGCCCGACATTCACGCCGTCCGTTGTTGCCGTCCCCGTGGCAAGCGCTGTGATTTTTTGCGACCCCATTGAAACGGATGACGTTGGCGCGCCCAGGTCATCAAGATTAATCGGGCCGGTGGCGTAACAATCAGTCCCGTCGCAAACGATGCTGACGCCCTGCCCCGTCGCGAGAGTGACCGTCTCGGACCCGCCGGAAGTCTTAATCGTCGCGGTTTGCCCCGATTTATTGTGAAACAAAAACCGGCTTTTGACGCTCGCCAACGTCACCGTAAACGCGGCGGACGGGGAACCCGCGAGGATATGGCCCGGCTGGCGGTTCTGCTGGCTCACATAGTTTGATGACGTGAGGGCCATGTCCCCGGTCACCGTATGGGTAACGACGCCGTGAATGCCCTCGGACATCTGCTGGATGGCGTTGTTTAGCCCCGCCGTGGTGTCGGTGCCCCATGTGTTCAGGTTGTCCCCCGCGTCCTGTACGGGATAACCACCATAATTCGATGCCGATGTGCTCATGATACAGTCGCTCCGTCGCTAACGCGCTTCCAGTTCGTCCCGTCGCTCGTGGCGAGCGTCCGACCGCCGGCCTCATCCGTCACGATGACCACGCTATTGAAATGCGTCGTCGCGCTCGGAAGCGTCGCCACTGTGTAGGCCGCGACTTTCGGAATCTGGCCTAGCGAGAATTTGCTGTTTTCAAGGTTCTGAAGCTTGGGGGTGAGAACCTGGATCACGGACCACGCCCATTGCTCCCAGGCCTTACCAGTCGGGGCCGGGATCATACGACCACCACGTCAAGCTGAGTCTTGATTGGCGAACCACTGTAGATCGCCCGCGCGCTTTCACCTTTCAACGCCCCCACCGCCCTGTCATAGAGGCCAATCCACACTTGGAGCCGCGCGTCATCTTCAAGATACGGCGCGGAATGCACCAGGGAGCCGTAGAGGTAGACATCCGGATAATTGGTCAGAAGCCAATTCGTGTCCGCGTCGTCCGCCAAAACGGTTAGCGCCTGGTAATAGTGTAATTCGACGTTATAGGCGGCATCGGACGGCGGGCGAATGAGCATATTCCCGCCCTGGATCGCATAGGCCACCGGCTGGGCCGTCGTTGTATTTGGATATTCCTGGAACAAGTCGTAGATCGTCTTGCTCACCAGCGCCTTGAGCGGTGTCGATTGCAATATCACCGCCTCGGCGCTCAAGAAATCGGTGGGCAGCGTGAGACTGGTCCCGCTCGCCGCGAGCGCGATTGTCTCGCTCGTTTGTTGCCGGCGATGCAGAAGATCCCGCTGGATATTGACCTCGAACAATCGGACAAAATCCGGCACCTTGGCCGTGAAATCCGTATCGCCATCTCGCGCCAATTCAGCGCCAATCGACGTTTTAAGCTGCCCGTAATTCGCGAGTGCCATCCGTCGCCTCCAATACCGATTTCAAATCCCACGGCTCATGAACGACGTTCACGCAGCCAAACCAGGGGTGCGTGGCCTCGTTTATTCCATAGCGCCAATGGTGGTAGGTCTTCGGCAGCAAAACCCACGTCGGCGTGCCGAGCGCGCCGGCAAGGTTAATCACCGAGGTTGGAACCGAAATCACCGCGTCCAATTCCGCGACTAGCGCCGCCGTGTCGTCATAGTCCGGCGTTTCGACCATAAACGGCCAATGGATAATCCCAGGAACGAGGGGTGGCTCTTTGTACTGGAGAGAGATGAACGTAACGTCCGGCCCGTCTGTGAACGGGGACACCCCCAATTTCTCCAATAGCCACTGAGCATCAACCTGCCTCTCGTATCCGGCGCCCTTCGCAAAGCCGCCTGTCCAGGCCAGCCCGATTTTCCGCCCCGGCAAATCATCCAAAAGCGCCCGCGCCATCTTCCGCCGCTCGGGGCATGCGGTCAGATACGGCTTGCGCGGGCAATCGTCCGGCTTGTCCCAGAAATGCATCGGCAAGGACGCAATCGGGATCTTATGCGTCGGGCTGAAATCCGCCAGCCAGGGCTTATCAGCCTGATATCGAGTGCCGCGAACCTTCAGCCATGGGAACGATCTTTGAAACAACCCAGCTAGCTTTGGGTTGGTTTCCAGAACGACATCGCGCCCCTCCAATTCATGTAGCAGGGCGGCAAAATAAACCTCATCCCCAACGCCTTGCTCGCCATAGACAACTAGCCGGTCGAAGCCGCCGTCGATCCACATCTCCGCGTCGCCGAAAAACCGCTCGGGACGCTCGGGCTGCCCCACATGGGAATGCATGCAGCGCCAGCCGTTTTCCCAATCCCCCTTGGTCATGTAGACCATGCCCAGATTGCCGAGCGTGTCGGGGGAATTCGGGTCGATCTCAATGGCGCGGTGGTAAAATTCCAGCGCCTCGTCATGCCGCCCCATCGAGTGAAGAACGGTGCCCATGTTCGATAGCGCGAATTTGTAATCCGGGTCTCGTTCAAGAGCCTTGGCGTAGAATTCAGCCGCTTGCTCGTGCTGATGCCAGGCATAGAGGCATCGGCCAATCCCATTGTGCGGCGCCGCCTTTTCAGGCGCGATCCGCATCGATTGCTGGAACATTTGAAACGCAACGCCGAGGTTGCCGTGGTCGAACAGCGCCGCCCCCATGCAATACAGGCATTCGGCGTCATTGGGGTGATCGTTCAGATAACTCTCATAGAGGCTCAACGCGCCGGTCGGGTCACCCGCCTCGACCAACTGGCGCGCTTGGATCATACGTTCCAATGGGCGCTCCGCAAATGCCGCCAATCGGAATCGTTCAGCAGCCGCTTGACCGCCGGCCAATGGTCCTTGTTGAAAACGTCGATGCCCTTCTCGGTTTTCCATTGCTGGATAATCGTGAGAGGGATGGTGCCGACCTTGCGAAAATCTCGGCTTTCACTCCATCCGCCGTGATCCTCGTTGGCCTGGTATTTGTTAGCCTCTAGAATGCCGGCCACGTCCTGGACTTCGTGGACCTGGAATTGCTCCCCGTCGGTGGATTCATTGACGTACCACGTCTGAATCCCGGTCAACGGATCGATATCAATCAAGCGTTTGTCGGTCATGATTTCTCCAAAGGAAACGGGGGGCCGAAGCCCCCCGCCCATTCACAAAATTTAGATGAAGCTAAGCGACGTGCCGCCACGTTCTACGAATGCGAACATTGTATATTGTGTTCATATGAAGATCGAAACGCGCGGCCAACTCTCTGTTGGATTCATGGCTTGCTCGAATCTCACGCACCAAGTCGTCCGTCAGCTTTGACCCACGCCTGTCACTGCCTCGGGCCACATTTCGGCGCCCCTTTCTATCCATGTCTCTGTTGTTCGCTTGAACTGTCCCCAGAAACAAATGGTTCGGGTTCACACAAGGCGGGTTATCGCAGGAATGACAAACCACCATCCCTTCCGGGATTTCTCCCTTCGACAATTCATATGATACGCGGTGCGCTCGTCGCTGTTTGTTCTTGTCACGAATTACCCCGTATCCATGCATCCCAGGACTGCCGGTGAACGCCCAACACTCGCCCGGCCCTCGAACATCCACCTTGGCCCAAAACCGTTCGGCCAACGGCTTTTTGATATGCGATAGATCAACGCCCGCCGCCAAGTTCCGCACGCCGGCTGTTGGCGGGGCCTCATCCAAGCGCCCACCTCGTTGAAGGCGGCGGTAATGCCGCGAGCAAAGCCCACGAACCACCGCGCGGCCATCACAAAATTCTTCCAAACAACTCTTATCCATAAAAACCTCCGGCACCGATTTCGATACTCCAATGGTGCCGGAGGTAATGACTTTCGTCAAGCCGTAGGGTGTACCCCTAAGCTACGGCGAGGTCCGCGATCTTACCGCTTGCGGCCTCGTTGCAGCATTCAAGGGTATATTCCCCTAGAATGTGGCGCTTCTCGGAATCACCGGTCTTCGCCAAGCGCTCCTGCTTGAACGAACGCCCAGACAGCGGGCACAACTTCCAGTAATCCCAATCGACCACCAAGCCCGTCCGACCGCGCATGAAGCGGTTGGGGACGATCGCAAGCTGACCGAAATCCGTATTTATCTTCGACACGGGGCGTTAAGCCGTGCCCGCTTTCGCGGCTGCATGTCTCCATGCAGATGAGACCATATCATCGCCCTCCCAACCGGGTTCGGGCGCCAGGCGCTTCGGACCACTTGGCCCTACTCCTCGCGGATGGTCGTTGAACCTTCCCCACCGGGGCTTGGCTGCTGATTGCCCTCGACATCACTCGTTAGGGTGTCCCAGCAATTCACCTGGTTTGCACTCGCGGGTTACGCCGCGAGGGTGCCGGAATTTAACACATAGACATCGGCGGCGCCGATGATCTGCGTCTGGCCAACCTTCGGCGCGGTATCGCGATACAACGTCGCGATGCCGGAGAAGGTCGAAGCCTGCTGCTTGTTGAACGAGCCCACCATGAAGGTCGACGGATCGCCGCCCGAGTCCCAAGCCGAAGCAAGAACGGTCTTCAGTTGAGCCTCGGTCAAGGTCCGAACGGTGGTGCCGTCGGTCGGAGCCGTGGTGGCAGCGCCCGAGGACGTTACCGGCGTGGTGCCGTCGGTATAATTGTCCTTGTTGGACGCGATCCACGTTTCCATGCCGGCCATGGCGCGAGCCGTCGCGGAACTGCCGGCAACCGCGGCACTGTTCTGCGTCACCGAAAGCTCAAGATCGCGCTTCAGCTCCTTCGATCTCTTAGACAACTGATACGCGATTTCCTTCGCTCGACCGGACTTGGTCACGGCGTCGGAAGTGCCGGAAACCTGGACGGTCTTCTTCAGGATTTGCGTATAATTGCCAAGGCGCGAAGTCGCCTGAATGGTATTCGGGCTCGAATCGTCGCCGTCGAGATGAGAATTCGACGCGGCGGCGGCGAGGGAGTCGGTTTGCCCAATCTGTTACTTTCGAGGACTCCCGGCCTCTACTGACCACTTTCGTGGCGGGCGCCTACTTCACTTCGGCACCTCTTGCGGTTTCCCGCAAGGTCGGACTCTATCATCACGCCACAAGTGGCGCGTCTGGCGTATTAGCCTCTGAGGGTTCCGCTTGTCCGAAGATTTAGCGGCCTTCCCTGCTGATTACCCAATCCCGTGACTGTTCAAACCATGCAGCTTGTCGTTTCCAACTACTGTTTAGGCTCACGGGCTCTAAGGGCTTCCCAGCATATAGCCAGATTTTACATGAGCAAGCTATTTACTCATGGTAGGTGTTGGTTGCGGTGCCCTTCTTCATGTTACTCACTGCGGGAGTTTCCGTTGGTGAGATGTTAAATATCAAGTTACTCAGGTCTTCACGAACGCCCGTGAGGTCGAACGTGGTAGTCGTTCCGGAGGGGACAGCCATTTCAAGGCTCCTTATGTCCTCCGCCGAAGGGTTACTTCATCATGTCAGCCATGAGAATGTCCGCCATTGATTCAGCACTGCCCTTCTGGCGGTGTGCTTTCACAAGGCGCGCTTTCCTGGAATCGGGTCTTGGCTTCGGAGCGGTTTCCGTCGACCTCACGGGAGCCGGGGGCTTTGCGGCCACCTTTTTCTTCGCGAGGGCAACCTTGGACTTTTGGGACGCCACATGCTGGTCATAAAGATACGCTTTGCGAGCGATGACCACGGCCCGGCTATCAGCTAGACCGTTAATCTCATCCTCGGTGTATCCGGATGACAAAAGCATGCTTCGCACACCCGCCTTTTCGTGGCTTGCCACTTCCGGCGTTGCCCACTCGGGGATACGTCGGGGCAGCAAGGCCGCTTGTTCGGCGGCGTATTGAGCCTGAGCGTGGGCGTGTCGCTGTTCATGCTGTTGCAAGAAAGCGGCGCGCTGTTGCATCACAGCTTCATACTGGTGCTGAGCTTCAGCCGATCCGATTGGATCATCCGAATCCCATTGCGGTTTCTGAGGCGCATTTGCCTGCAGAAACAACAGCTCTTGATCCTTTACCCGCTCCCATTCCTGCGCGCGGTTCTGGAGTGCGCGGGCCTCGTCACTCAACGACGTGGTTTTCCGCGTGTAATCCTCGGTCCGCATGTAACCGTCACGGAGTTCGTCAAGAGCTACCCGGATCGGGCCGTGGACGGGATGTTCCCATTCGACAAAGTCTTCAAGGTCATCGCCCTCGGCCTGTTCTGGACTCTCTTCGCCCTCGGCTTCAGTCGCATCGTCTTCGGATTCGGACGATTCCTCGTCCTCGGCTTCAGAACCTTCGGCGTCATCGCCTTCTGGCTGCTCTTCTGCCCCCTCGTCGGCCTCTGGGCTACCCTCGAAAGGACCATCAACCGTCTCGGTGTCTTGCTCTCGATTGATGCCGTCTTCGGCGTCCAATTCCTGAGACGCGAACGCCTCGAAACCGTCGAGATTAAGGTCATCGACGCCTGGTGAGGCGCTACCGACAACTGCCATTTTCAACCTCCTTGCGACGCCCTCGGGCGCTACCGCAAATGAAAAAAGCGCCCCGAAGGACGCCGACTAACCCCTGTCAATGCAGGGAATTCTTGTTAGACGCTTGTTAGACGACCTCGTGGTTGTGCCCGAGCATGGCTTGAGAAGCCTTGCCCGCCATCAAAGCCGCGCCAAGCGCGCCCCGAACGTGTTCAAGAACCTCGACCGCTTTCAGGCGATCCAGCCTCGCGGTCGCTTCCTGAGCGCTGACCGCATCGCGGATGTAAAGCTCGCGAAGATCGTCAAACACCTTGTTGAACAAATCGCTCCCAAGGATGCGCTGGGCCTCTTCACCCGCGCGCTGTTGCTCTTCTAGCTGACGCTTGGCGTCTTCATCGGTCATGCTATCGGCTTTCGTCAATGCCGGAGAGTCGATTCCGGATGATCTCGTTGCGGGAAGCGGGGGAATACGGCTCCCCCGTATCAAGCCGGTTGAATTCATGGATCGGCGAGCCGTTCATTCCGAAAACCTGCCCGCTGTAAGGCGTGGAATAATCCACGTCAAAGGTGCCGCCGCCCGCATCCTTGAACATCGAAAACGCCGAGATCGGATCTTGGTTACCGAAATTCGCGCCGCGCAACGCCGCCTCATACGACATTAGGTCTTGCAGGGTGTAAGCGCCGCCGCCTTCGGCTGGCTTTTCGCCTGTCGCGCTCGGGTCGGGGTTGTTGTCCCAAATGCCGGACGGCGTGACAGGGCGGATTTGATTGCCCGCCATCGGGTCCATGCCTTGGGGTTGCCCTTGCGACATCCTTGCCGAAATCATCTCGGGCGGCAATTGGCTTAAGTAGTCGAGCCCGCCCGAGCGCGCCCCCGAAGGGTTCCCCTGCATTTGCCCCATCGGCATCGCCTGGGCTTGGCCGCTTGGCGTGTTCGATAACAGTCCCCCGCCGCCTTGCCCCGTGGGCTGGGCCAGCAGGCCTTGTGACTGGACCGGCTGCATTGATTGCGCCGGTTGTGGCTGGGCCATGATGTTTTCCGCCGCCGTGCCGCCCCAGACGCTCGGGTCGCCCGCGCCGAGAAGCCCGAAAGACTGCGGGTTGGCTGGCGTTCGCACCTGGTATCCGCCCTCGCCATAAATGCCGCCCGCGAAATGCGGCATGACCTCGTTCATTTGCTTGTCGGACAGGAGCCCCTTTTGCCACTCGGGCCAGATGCTCGTTCCGGGCATCATCGAAGGCCCGCGCCGGGTCATCGTCCCCGCGCCGGGGATTGTCATGGTGTCAGGACGAGGCATTGTCGTCTCCTTTGAGCGGGCCGCTTAACAGGGTCAATAAGGCTGCTGATCGTCCGCGAGCATCCCGCGGGCGACAGGTGCCGCTAAGAGCCCAGCGCCAGCCACGCCGGCCAGAAGGTCGCGACTGTTCCGGTTTTTCGGGTCGAACTTGGCGAAGCGAGAGCGGATGTTTTTCGGGTCGAAAACGGCATAATGGGTGGTCGGATTATATTGACCGTATCCCGCCTCATCGGAGAAGTTCATGAGCTTCACACCATCAAAACCCTCTGACTTCGCGCCGTCCAATATCTCCGACAAGTTCACATCGTCGGGGTCATATTGGACGCCATCCATATCAACTTCTTTTAGGTTCCCACCAAGTCGCGCCGGAATCACGCTCTGCCCGCGATGCGGTGTGGACTGTTCCAATTTTTCCGCCTGCACCATCAATGAATTGGCATTGTCCCATTCGCCCCTACGCTCGGCGGCTTGTGACGCATCAATCAATTTTTGAACGTCTGAATCTGCCGCATTATCTGCGTACCCGCCCGCGCTTTTCGGGTCTTCAACGAACCAATATGCCTTCTTCGCGCTTTTTGCCTTTGTCGCGCTTCCGCGCGCCCCAAACTCGGGGAAATCCTTGTTGGTCCCGTGGAACGCCTCAACCGGGAAATGCTCATCCGCCCGCGCCATCCTCGACGCCTCGTCCATCGGCAGATCCGCAGCCTTCCCCGCCCCGCGAACCGCCTTGACCATCCCCCCGAAATGCGGAATCGCCGCCCCCAACACAGGCAACGCCGACGCATAGGCCGTCGTGCCGTATATCGCATCGGACGCGGCCTTGCCGTAGTCGCCGCCCTCGATAGACTTCCGCATGTCCGCGAAATTCTGTTGCCCATCGCGAACCGCCATCGCGTCGCCAGATCCAGGGGCAAACGCCAGCGCCATCTCGGCCAACTGTTGCGGGGCTAGAAGTCCGCGCAACACCTGAGCCGCCGGGGCTCGCGCCGCCGCCTTGTATCGCGGGTCGATGTTGTGCTGCATCGCCAACAACCCGCTCTGTCTATCGTCAAGCAAGCCCATCGCTCACCCCGCTTGAAATACAAGGGGCGTCTTGGCGTTCCGATCGAGGACCTGGTTAAATCCGCCCATTGTACGCTCCTATGGTTCTCACAATCGATACCCGCCGTGATCCCCGGCTCGCCAGACGCCGCCGTGGTCGGGATGGAAAAAAGCACCATCTCCTGTTCATCGTCGTGCCATGCAACGGTTTTGGACAATTGCGTGGTGTCCATCCCGCCAGATCGGGACATCAAGCGGGTGACGACTTGGCGCGAGACCGCTTGCCGTTAGGTCGCTTCCCCTGATACTCGCCAGTTTCTTGTTCATCATCGGTATCCTTGGGTTGCGCGGCGGCTAGGATCGCTTGTTTTACCTGGACGGCGGCCTCGGCCTCGGCTCCGGAGATCTGCGCGCGGTTGATCAGCGCGATGGCGGAATTAGCGATTTCGGGGGTGATCAATTTCAAGCTCCAATCAGGCTGTCGTCGACACTGAGCCCCGCGCCGAATGAGCCGGCTGTCGGGGCGATCTTTTCGTTGATGCGATCGGTGATGCGGGCCTTCATCGCGGGGATCGCGTCGGGCGCGGTCGCGTTGATCAGCGCCGTCGCCCAGCCGATCAATATGCTCGGGTCGGCTTCCAGTTGAGCCTTGGTCATGAAGGTCGCCGGGTCTATCGCGTCAAGATCGAGCGGAATTTCCCCATATTCGGACGCGGCTTCCCCGGTCGCGGAATCCGTTCCGACCAAGCGCCAATGGACCTTATCGACCACATCAGCCAGCCCCGCATAGGACAGCCGGGTTTCAGCCTTTTCAACTTGCCATGTGAATTCAACAGCCACCATAAATCTCCTTTATATCACCATGTGGCGTGTGCTACGCGCCGCCACGTATCTGTTGCTGTACAAACGTACATATAAGAACTGTCCCACGCGACGGTTCCGGTCGTCCCGGTCGCTGATGCGGACGCGGGAGTTCTAGTTGTCGCCAAAACAAGATCACTCTGCACCGTCAACACGCCAGCGTTAGACAAGCGCATTCTTTCTGCGGGAGCGGCTCCAATCGCTGTTTTCCAGATGAAGTCGTTTGACCCGCCTCCCTGTAGCTCTTTACCGAACCAGCTATACCGATTGTCAGAGAAATCCTGCGTGGTAGTGATGAACGCGATACCGATAGCCGACCCAGTGGTCGCACTACGGTTCTGTAACAGCATGCCGCTCGCCTGTGCTCCAGCACTGTCGTTGCGGACATGAAGCATTTGTTGCGGTGCTGAAGCGCCGATGCCAAAACCCGTGCCATCTAGTCTCATGCGTTCTGTACTAGCACGCATGAAAATGAGGTCGCCGTTTGACGCGGGCGCGCTGTTGGTGCCGAACAGCAGTTGGTTCGACGCACTCAGGGACAGCGTTGGGATCATCGTCCCCGCGCTATCCTTCAGCCGAAACGCCGTGTTGTTCGTCGTGATATCAAGGATTCCTGTTGAAGATAGCGTAGTAAACGTACCAGCCGCAGGAGTCGCCCCGCCGATCGTAGCCCCGTCAATCGTCCCGCCGTTAATATCGACGGTCGTGACCGTGCCGAGGGTGGTGCCGTCGCCGAAAAACGAGTATATTTCGTCAAAATTTCGATTGGCTTTGGCTAACGCCTCATCATATGTGTCCGCCGCCTGCGTAAACCGCCGACCGCCCGCCGAAATGCTTTCTTTGACCATCACAATGCTCCAATTCCGAAAACGCTGTCACCAATTTCGCGGATCGGCAGGTCCAAGCCCCACTTGCCGCAAAAATCACGAAGGTCGTTCAACCCCATCTTCGCCTTGCTCAGAAAATACGGGTCCACGCCCGAGACCGCCGTATATGCCAACTCCACCGCTCGGCTCTCGCCAGCACGCGGGACAAGATCCGCCGCAATCCGCTTGTGCGCCTCGCCGTCGCTATCCACGCCCGGCACCTCGGCGGCTTCGACCAAATCAAGCGCCTCGCCGATGTCGGCGGTAGCTGGGAAAGGGGGATAGTTCGTCGCGAAAACAGTGTCATCGTGATCACCCGCCAACAGAGATACCGAAGGCGCGCCCATATGCGCCGCCTCAAGTGCCGTCGTGCAGCCCGTGTGCAAGACACAGCGCGCGCCCCGCATCCATTGAACGTGGTTGCCGGTAACGGCGACGTGAACTCTCGGGTCGCCTCGATATAGATTTAGCCACGGGTCCGGGTTTTCGCCGGGATGCGGCCTGATCACCACCTCGCCGTCGTATGCCTCAATAAACTCTCGCACTTTCCTGATACACGTCCAATCGTGCTCGATATGAGCGATGAAATCCTCGCGGTTATCAAAGAACCCCGCCGAAACACACATGGCGTGATAGGCCTTGATGTCGCCGCCTCGGGGGTTGGCCCCGCTGGTGTTGGTGTTGACCAGCAGATACCCTGATCGATCGGGCTCGCCGTAAATCTCTGGCTTTTTAAGCAAATCCAACCTTGGATTGCCCGTCCATTTGCCATTTATCGCGTGTTCGGCTTGCCACTCGTTGGCGACATAGGTCACGTCGACCGGCAGGCATCGCAATATATCCTTGCGGAAATGCACCGGGCACCGAACCGCCAGCCCTTCTTCGTCCATCACCGCGATGTTGTGGCCGGCCCGCTTTGCCGTCTCCATCCATCCGCGCATGGCCTTGTTTTCGCCCTTGAACACGACACATCCCACCGGGAGCGATTCAAGGTTCGGCGCCAAAACCCGCTGGCTTCCGATGATGCTTGATATCCCCCAATCATGCAGCGCCGACGCCACCAGAAGCCGGGACCATAACTCCCGGTCACGGTTTTCAATCATGAAGTAGATCAATGTCAGGCCTTAGAATTTATGCGTATATCGAAGCATCGCGCCGTCAAAACGCGGGTCGGTTTCCATGCGAAAATTCCCATATTTTGGATGCGAGAATCCAAGACCCAAGTTGTTTATGCCGCCGCCGTTCCATCGGACATCGTAATCATCGCCCACCGCCCTTCCCATGCCATACCCGGCACCAACATCAGCACTAAGCAGCCCGCCACCTGCCGGCGCCTGGGCACCGAGAAGCCCTGAAAGATAAAGGCTTCTAACGTCGTCACTCATCCCCCCGCTTGCATCCGCCCGCCCATATAGGCTCGCTCGGCGCAAAATATCTAAAATGGATTCATCCATCACGCCGCCTCTCTCATTTCTCCCCACCGGACAATCGAGTGCTTTCTAACAATGCGGGGCGGCATGCGACGATCCTGGCCCCACTAGCCCGATATCGCATGAGTCCATGTCCCCGCCTTGATCCCAAACCCTCTGCGCCTCGCTATCAATTTTTTCGAAAAACAAAATCGCGGATTTTCCGATCCTGGTCCGGCGATCAGGTCGCCCAGCCTTGGTCATAGGGACTTTTGAAATCCACTCTCCCAGCGGCACGGGGCCAAAAGCGGTGTTGTAAACTCGTGCGAACTGCATCTTAGTCGCTCACATTGATGTTAGCGTTACCGTCACGCGAACCGGCAGCCATCTTCAATTGTTCCAATTCGGCCTCCATCACCAGCTCCCGCTCGCGGAATTGCTGATCAATGGTCATCTTCTGGACATCCAATTGATATGCCCGCTCGGCCTGGCGCTCGGCGGCCTCCAACTTCATGCCCTCGATCGCGCGTTGCTGTTCCAACTGTTGCTGGAACTGCTGCTCTTGCATCGCCGCGTTGCGCTGAGCCTCTTGAGCTTTGATCTGCTGTTCCGCCTGGAGCCTCTGAGCGGTAAGAGCGGAATCGGCTTGTAATTTCTTCTCCGCCATGGCCGCTTCGGCTTGCATCTTCTGGCCGTCCATTTGCTGCTGCATTTGGAGCTTCTGCATCTCCATTTGCATCTTGCCCTGAGCCTCAACCGCCTTCGGATCTTGCCCCGGCGGTTGCGGCGGCATCGGGTTTTTGTCCGGGTCGGTGAAGAAAATATCAACGTCCGGCAAGTCCGCCGCCTCGACCATCTTCTCCAACGTGTTGTAATAGTTCCTCATGGTGACCAGCGGGTTTTGCATCCCCGCGACCTGTAGGATCTGCTCCTGCTTCTGAGCGATCACCATATAGCGCTGCATCTGCTGATCGCGGTTGCCGGTTCCCAAGCCAACAGACACCTTGATGTCCATACCCGCGTTCCACGAGCGCGGGTCCATCGGCACCCAATTGCCGCGAAGGCGAATGATCCGCTCTTTGTCCTGGTGCTTGGTCACGAGATGGAGCATCAACCGGGCCAGTTGCTTGAACCCCGTCTCCGCATACACGCGCGTGATAAGCTCGGTTCGCTCGCGGCCCTGATTGCTATCCTCGCGGACCTTCTCCGCCGTCTCCGGCTGCAATGCGTTCGGATTAAGATCCGGCCCCATCGGGGTGACGCCGGTTCGGCGGACCAATTGACCATCGACATATTCGAGCATCGGAAAGGCGCGCTGGCCTTCCCAGGTCGTCTGGAGCGGCACGATCGCGTTCGGCCCCTTGGCGCGGATGATGGCGTCCGGCGCCTGGTTCAACACGTCGTTGAAGAACTCCGGCTCGATCTGGTTCATGTCCACGATCTTGCGCGGGAAGACGGAGTGATAAAGCCCGTCCATCATCATCCGCAGCAAGGTCGACTTCCACCGCTGGACCTCTCGCGACCCGTCCTCCATTGACAGCCCGATGCGGCGATGCGGCAGGATGATCGGCGTTAGCTCGCAGAACGGAAGCAATCCCTCGTGCTTGTCATTCTCGAAAATAACCGGAGAGTCCGGACCGTTGCCCATGACCACTCGCCGCCATTCGGTCTCGCCGTCGCCGTCATAATCGAACTGGATATAGACCTCATAGATCCGGCACAGTTGCGCCGCCGCATCCGTGGCGTCGTTGTCGTCATCGTATTCGAGGTCGTCAAACCGCTCTTCGGTTTCCTCATACAGATCATCGTCGGCGCTCAGGCTCTCGACTTCCGTCTCGTCATAGCCGCGCTTCAACAAGTCGCTCTTCGATACCCGCGTGCGCCGGGCCACCATGCGCGCGTCTTCCAAAGACTTGGCGCGGCTGTTGGTCAAGAACTCTTCGGGCGGGAGAGCCTCCATCTTGATTTCGCCGCTGGTTTTGACGCGGCGGATCTTGATGTCAAAGAGCATCGTCGGCCCTTGCATCGATATAACCCCGCCAACATCCCCCGGCATCGGCGCTTGAGGCATGCCGCCAGCATCCGGCCCCATCGGCTGCGGTGGCATTTGCGGCTGCGGTGGCATTTGCGGCTCGGCGGGCATTTCAACCTCCGCCGGGTACTCTTCAATCTCTTCAACCGTCACGCTCTCGTCGTTGACGATCTCCGTCATCTCATCAACGCTAAGGCCGGTGTATTCCTCGGTAACTTCGGTTTCGGATTCCTCCCACCAGACGTGCAGCGCGCTGTTTTTGTAAATCAATGCCGACTTGATCCAGTCGAAACACTGCCTAAAATTGTTGTTGCGCCGCATCAACCACGACACGTAATCCGTCGCCTGTTGCGCGGCTTCTTCGTCCTCTTCTCCCTCGGGCTCAAATCGGAACACCTGGTCCGTGCCCAAGAACACCCGGACAAGCGAGGGCATGACCGTTTCGACCGTCTCGTAAACGTCACGGGACATGACCTTCGATCGTCCCGGAATGCTCGGCAGGGTCGATTGCTCGCCCATGTAATAACGCCAAGCGGTGGCGCGTTCGGACGACAGCTCGTCATTGTCATACCCAATAGCCGAGCGCAGTTGCGACGATAACGCCGCCCTAAGCTTGCTATCGGATCGGGATGAATCAGACATTGGCCAGCTTTCTCGGGCGCCCGCGCTTGCGGGGCATGATTTCAACGACCGCCCCAGAAACATCGGCTGGCCGCGTTTCCAGATCCTCGATGCGCTCTTCGAGAGCGGCAGACTTCGCACGGAGATCCGAGATCAGATCAAGCGCAGCCGTGAGGGATTGATCCAGCCGCGCAACGCGGACAGCTAGTGCTTGAGACATTTGCAACCTCTTTGGAATGGGTGCGTTACTCGACCCAGCTTGTATTGACGTTGATGGGCTTGTGAGGTGCCGGCTTCGTCCTGGCCTCGCGCTTCATCATCACCGCGTATCTGGTCGCATCCATCAAGTCGTCGCGTTCCTTAACGATCTTGCCGTCCTTGCGATGATAGATACGGAACTCTTCCCACCACTCATTGAGGTGAGCGAACACCTTAAACCGCCCCGTTTCCATCCTTTCCAGGATCTCCATGAGGCCGGCCTCGACGGACACGCCGCCGTCATCGAATTGCGCGCGGTCCTTGAGCATCTTCAACCCGTGGCCGCGATACTGCTCGACAAGCGGCGTTGCGCCGTCCCTGCCGTGGCTCCCAGCGTCCGAAGGCCAGGCCACCGGCATCCAACCACCCTTGGCCTTGATCGTCGCCGCGTGCATCGCTGGGACAGTCTCACTCTTACGATAGGCGTCCGTGACGTAAATCGTATCCGTGTCCTTGTCCCACGCCAGCCAAACGGCGGTTGTCGGGTGATCCCAGCCCAAATCCATGCCCACGATGCGCGCCCAATGCGGCGGGATCGGGCACGGCGCGATGGTGATTTCCTCTTCCGGGATCGGGTAGACGCGACCCGAGCCCATAATCGGCACGCCCTTCGTCCGGGCTTCCCGTTCGTGCTTTGGGTAGCTGGCGATAATCTTCTCACGCTGTTCCGGCGAATAGTGCTCGGCGTCCTCGATGGTCATCTGAGTAACCGAGCGGTCAGGGTTTTCCTCCATCAAAAACCTC